GCGTCATGACCGTCACCGGCTTCAACCTTGACCTTGGCATCAGCGTCACCATCCCCGCAGCAGTGGAGGCATCTGGCACTGTTGCGTTGCCGCACAGGCTCCTAGCAGGCCTTGTGAGCCGCTTTGAGGATGGCGAGGTACTGACCCTCTCAGATGGCGCTCTGGCGGCCTGTGGCGCCTCCTACGGCCTTGCAGCGATGGATGCGGAGGATTACCCCGCGATGCCCGTTGTAGAGGCTCCTGGCACCGAGCTGATGCTGTCCGCTGGTGTACGCGCCTGCCTGCCGTGCTGCAGCACCGACATCAGCAAGGCCATGCTCTCCGGTATTCACATGGCCGCAGGGCACATGGAGGCAACAGACGGTCATCGCATGATGCGTATTGCCGTTGATCTGCCTGATGGCCTTGACCTCGTACTACCAGCCAGCACCATGCGGCTCCTGCAGGAACACACCGTCACCATCGCTCACGCTGGCGGTCAAGCCGTCATCACCACCGAAGACGGCATCACCATCTACAGCCGCATCCTTGATGGCAAGTACCCCGACGTGGCCGCACTGGTGCCGCCCAGCTTTAAGCACACCATCACCGTTGACCGCTACCGCTTTGCTCGTGCCCTAGAGCGTGTGGCATTGATAGCAGAGGCGCACAACAATGTGGTCAAGCTCACCGCAGCCAGCGGCGGCCTTGAAATCACCGCTGAAGCCGACGCCAACAACGGCAAGGAGCAGTTAGCCGTAGACGGTGACGGCATCGGCACATGGGCGTTTAACGTGCACTACCTGCTAGACGGACTAAAAGCCTTCCGCAGTGCAGAAGCCGTTACACTGTCCGCCAATAGCGCTACCACGCCGGTAGTATTGACGCCAACAGATGACGACGGTAAAACTTACCTTGTCATGCCAGTGCAAATTAAACAGTGACATCCATTAAGGATCTCAAGCACGACCATAAAAACGCCCGCAAGCGCACCGACCGTTCGGCTGCGCTCATTGCGGAGTCGCTTAAACGCTTTGGTGCAGCACGATCAATCGTCATCGACGAAGACGGTCGGATCCTTGCTGGTAACGGCACCGTCGAAGGCGCCCGCAAGGCAGGCATTGACAAGCTGCGCATCATCGAGGCAGAAGGTGATGAGCTAATCGCTGTCCGTCGCACTGGCCTGTCCGAAGACGAAAAGGTAGGTCTTGCACTTGCTGATAACCGCTCAAGCGACCTCAGCGAATGGGACAATGAGATGCTCCGGCAGCTATCCGAGGAGCATGACCTGACGCCTTGGTTTGAAGATGATGAGCTGCTAGCCGAGGTGCTAGAGCCTGAGCAGGGCAACACAGACCCTGACGATGTTCCAGAACCACCAACCGATCCCATCACCAAGCCCGGTGACCTCTGGATCCTTGGCAATCACCGCCTCCTCTGTGGTGACAGCACTGACGTGCTAGCTGTTGAGCGGTTGATGGATGGCAAGAAGGCCGACATGGTATTCACTGACCCGCCGTATGGAATGAATCTAGACACTGACTACTCAAAGATGGGCCATGGTGGCAAAACTCACAAAACTGTTATTGCAGACGATGAGCAATACGACGCAGGCTTTCTTCTTTCTACCTTTGCTTATTGCAAAGAGATTTTTCTTTGGGGTGCTGACTACTACGTTGAAACCCTGCGCCGTAGCTATCCCAATCTTGGTAGCTGGATTATCTGGGATAAGTACAGCGATCAAGAGCGCCACGGTTTATTAGACGGCAGATTTGGTAGTGCCTTTGAAACTTGCTGGTCCAAGACTCAGCACAAGCGTGAACTGGCACGCGTTTTGGTGACGACCAACTACACGGCAAGAGGCGACGAGACTCGCGTGCACCCAACTCAAAAGCCAGTAGCACTAGCTGAGTGGTTCTTTGATCGTTGGGGCAAGCAAGGCAACATCGTTGTTGACTTGTATGGTGGCTCAGGCTCCACCCTCATCGCCTGCGAGAAAACCTCTCGCCACTGCCGCATGATGGAACTCGACCCCGCCTACTGCGACGTGATTGTCAAGCGCTGGGAAGATTTCACCGGCAAGAAGGCTATCCTTGAGGAAAGTAAGGAGGCGTTCTAGTGGCCGCCCCCAGAGGCACTAAACAGGAAACAATCGACCGCGCTAACCGCTTTGCACGCATCATTGCAAACGGTGGGCGCAGGTCCGACTGCCTGAAATATGCCCAAGAAAACTGGGGGGTAAGCGTTAGTTCCTGCGATGCCTACTTAAAGCTCGCACGCGAAATGCTCAAAGCCGACTGGGACATCGAACGCCCGCAGATGATTGCTGACCTGCTGTCCCAATGCAGCACTTTGCAGATGGAGGCGCGTCGTGCTGGGCAATATCACATCGCCCTTGGCGCTATCAATACCGCAGCCAAGCTGGCGCAGCTTTGCTCGTGAGCATTCTTGCTGCAGCACCAACCGGCAGCGTGCTGCAGCGCATTGGTGATGGCGACGGAGACGTGGATGTGCCGGAGCTATTGCAACGCATCAGAGCCGACCTGCATCCGGGGCAGCTTGCGTTTGTTGATGACACCAGCACGCAGATATTGGGCATCAGCGCTGGCTATGGCGCTGGTAAGACACGTGCGCTGTGCGCTAAAGCCGTGATGCTGGCCGCGGCTAATCAGGGCTACATCGGTGCCGTGATGGAGCCAACCGGGCCACTTATCCGGGATATCTGGCAGACCGATTTCGAGAGCTTCCTAGAGGCGTACGAGATTCCGTACACGTTCAGGGCTAGCCCGTTGCCTGAGTACATGCTGCACCTACCAGGCGGTGATACCAAAATCCTGTGCCGCAGCTTTGAGAACTGGTCGCGCATCATCGGCCTCAACCTTGCGTGGGTGCTGGCGGATGAGATTGACACCGTGACGCCCAGCATTGCCAACAAGGCATTTCCTAAAATCCTTGGCCGTTTGCGGTCTGGCAACGTGCGCCAGTTTGGTGCAGCTAGCACGCCTGAGGGTTTCCGCTGGATGTGGAACACCTTCGGCAGTGATGAAGCCAAGGCGCGGCCTGACCGGCATCTCATCAAGATGCGTACCGCTGATAACCCGCACCTGCCGCCGGACTTCATCGAGCGGCTAGAGGCCAACTACGACCCAAGCCTGTTGCGGGCTTACCTCGATGGCGAGTTCGTCAACCTGACGACAGGGCAGGTGTATGACCGCTTTGACCGCGCCAAGCATGTGGTCAGCGAGCTGCCCGATACTGACCGCGAGCCGCTCAGGGTTGGTGTTGACTTCAACGTTGGCAACATGTCGGCTGTCATCGCCATCAGGCTTGGCAGCAGTCTGCTGGTCATTGATGAAATAGCAGGCGCACATGACACCGACGCACTCGCGCAGGAGGTGGTCAGGCGGTATCCGCATCGGCGCATGTACGCCTACCCAGACGCCAGCGGCGGCAACCGCAGCACCAATGCAAGCCAGACCGATGTGCAGATCCTTGAGAGCTATGGCATGTCCAATCAGTCGCCGCGTGCCAATCCTCCCGTCCGTGATCGGGTGGCTGCTGTTCAGGCTTTGCTGGAGAACGGCAAAGGGCAGGTCAGGCTCCAGGTAGCCGAGCGCTGTAAGCGGGTCATCGAATGCCTAGAGCTGCAGTGCTACACCGACAAGGGCGAACCGGATAAGGATGCAGGTTTTGACCACATGAACGACGCGCTGGGGTATCTGGTCTGGCGTGAGTTCAACCCGTTGCACGCTGGTGCCGGTCGCGGAACTGGCGTCAGGCTCTATTGACCACGGCGGCACGGGGTGGCATGATGCTGTTGTCCATCACCATCCCACCCGTGATTACCAACCGCATTGCAGCACTCGTACTGCTAGCCATGATTTACGTTGCCGGTTACGACAGCGGCAAGCAACAAGCTGTTAAGGCACACCACAACCACCCCGCCTGCCATCAGAACCTGAAGCCGTAAACTAAACTCATCGAATAGTGGGTCCGCTGTGTATTCCGGATACAACTTCTACGACCGGCCACTAGCGCAGCGGACTGTCACAAAAGTCCAAGACCCGAATACGGCATGGTTTGCGCAAGAGCAGCATTGGATTTTGATTGAGGACCTGCTGCAGGGCACCTACGGTATGCGTCGCAAGCATCGCCGTTACCTGCCGCAAGAGCCACGCGAGCTGGACGAGTCCTACGACAATCGCCTAGCACGCAGCGTGGTGCCGCCGTACTACGTTCGCCTTGAGCGGATGCTGGCTGGCATGTTGACGCGCAAGCCGGTGCGTTTGGATGACACCGCTGA